GACTTAACATTGGTCCTTGGTGAGAACCTAGACTTAGGCGGGGACGGTAGCAGGAACGGTACAGGTAAGACTACCATTATTAATGCGTTGAGCTATGCCTTGTACGGACAAGCACTTAGCAACATAAGACGCGATAATCTTGTAAACAAGACCAATGGCAAAAATATGTTGGTTAGTTTAGATTTTATGGTAGGCGCACAGGAATACAAAATTGAGCGTGGACGCAAGCCCAATCTATTAAAGTTTTATGTAAACAATAAAGAACAAGAAATTACCGACGAAGCCCAAGGTGATAGCCGCGAAACACAAGATGCAATCGAAACTACACTTGGGCTAAGTCACGACATGTTCAAACATATTTTAGCACTTAACACCTACACAGAACCGTTCCTAAGTCTCAAGGCCAATGATCAGCGTACCATTATTGAACAGTTGTTGGGTATTACACAGTTAAGTGACCGTGCTGATCGTATTAAAGAGCTTAACAAAGAAACCAAAGATGCAATACAACAAGAAGAATTCCGTATCCGTGCCGAACAAGAAGCCAACAAGCGTATAGAAGAACAGATTGAAGCGGCCAAACGCAGACAAACATTATGGACAACTAAGCATGGCGACGATATCAAAGAACTTGAGAAGGCCCTTAAGGCGTTACAGACGATACAAATTGAAGTGGAGATCCAAGCGCACAAAGATCACAAGGAATGGGATCAAAAGCGTAAGGATATCAACGAACTATCAAGTCAGATCTCACGAGTCAAACTGGATATCAGCAGGGAGGAAAAGCTGGCAACCAAACTATCAAAAGAAATTGAAACGCTCGCTAACCATGAGTGTCATACGTGTGGTCAGCCCTTCCACGATAGTAAGCACGAACAGGTTATGGAAGCGAAGCAGGCTGATTTGGTCTCGGCTAGAGAGGGCAGCGCAACTTACAGCAATCTCTTATCAGAGCTGGAGACTACCCACACGTCCCTGGGCACGTTAGGCAAGCCACCTAAGATGTTTTACGATAAAGAGTCTGACGCTATTCAACATCAAGCCACATTAACTAATTTAGAACAACAAATTGTTTCTAAACAAGCAGAAACAGATCCGTATGCGGAACAGATTACAGAAATGCAACAGCAAGCCTTACAGGAGGTGTTATATGACACACTTAACGAACTTACTCGCTTACAAGAACACCAGGAGTTCTTGCTCAAATTACTCACAAGCAAAGACTCGTTTATCCGTAAAAAGATTATTGAGCAAAATCTTAGCTACCTCAACGCTAGACTAACACACTACTTAGATCGCGTGGGATTGCCACACACAGTGGTATTCCAAAATGACTTAACTGTTAGCATCGAAGAGCTGGGCAGAGAGTTAGACTTTGATAACTTGTCTAGAGGTGAGCGCAATCGACTAATCCTAAGTATGTCGTGGGCCTTCCGTGATGTGTTTGAATCATTGTATCAACCCATTAATTTGTTGTTTATAGACGAAATGATTGACAACGGCTTAGACACACAGGGCGTTGAGAATGCATTAGCTTTGTTAAAACAAATGAGTCGAGAAAGGCAAAAATCAATTTGGCTGGTAAGTCACAGAGATGAGCTTGCGGGTCGAGTTGAAAATATCCTTAAGGTTGTTAAAGAGGGCGGGTTTACCAGCTATAACACGGATGTAGAAATTGCGTAGAATTCGAGTCCTCCATATTGAACCCACAGATGTTTGCCAGGCAGCATGTCCTATGTGCGCCAGAGAAACCGACACAAACTTTAATAAAAGTTTAAAGCATCATCTTAGAATAGAGCACATACAACAACATTTTTCAGACCGTGTGATTTCTAAATTAGAAAAAATGTTCATGTGCGGCAACTATGGTGATCCGGCAGCCGGTTACTACACCATGGACATTTACAATTATTTCCGAAAGATCAATCCCGATATAGTATTGGGTATGAATACCAATGGTGCTGTTCAAAGCACTTTCTTTTGGCATGCACTAGGAAAATTGTTTAATAAACCTAATGATTTTTGTGTGTTCAGTATTGACGGGCTCGAAGATACTAATGCAATATATCGAAAAAATGTTGATTGGAAAAAATTAATGAGCAATGCCGAGGCATTTATTGCCGCAGGTGGCTCGGCCCACTGGGACATGTTGGTTTATAAATACAATCAACATCAAGTTGAAGCCTGTGAACAGTTGGCTCGAGACATGGGATTTAAATGGTTCCGTGCCAAAGTCAGCAAACGTGGATTTACCGATCGTTTGGAATTTCCAATAGGCTGGCAAGAGCCCGCAATTAAACAAGGACCAATCAAGTGCCATGTGCTTGAAGAAAAAAGTATGTTTATTGATGCACAAGGTCGAATAAGTCCTTGTTGCTGGGTAGGGTCGACCCAGAAAGATTTTGTTAAGGATGATTTAAAAACGGTAAAGTTAACTTGGAAATCAGACTCACCAAATCCGGTATGTATAAGTGCTTGTTCTACTAATAAAAATAAAACAGTATTTCAGGACCAGTGGCAACGAGAGATTTCGTTATGTCAGGAGAATGCATGAAAATCATTAATATTAAACCAACTGAAGAATATTTCAGTTTAAACTGGCAAATTGATATTCGATGTAATTATGATTGTATGTATTGCAGTCCAGAATGGCACGATAATACCAGCAATTTTAAAAGTTTAGAAGAACTACAAGAAGCTTGGCTCAGTATTTTTGACAAAACAAAAAATTTAAAGTTACCTTATAAAATAGCGTTTACTGGCGGAGAACTTACAGCCAACAAAAACTTTTTGCCGTTTGTAACTTGGTTGAGAGCTAATTATTCAGAACATTTATTTAAAATTTTAGTTACTACAAACGGCAGTGCATCAACTCGTTATTACCAAAAAATGATCGAAGCTGTTGACAATATTGCATTTAGTGTGCATACCGAACACATAGACGAACAAAAGTTTTTTAATATGATGTTAGATCTGTCCAAGAATCTGCCCGCCAGTAAATTTTTACAAGTAGCTATTATGAACGAGTATTGGAATCAAGATCGCATACCTCTATACACTAAGTTATTAGACGATAACAATATCAGTTATACTGTAAACGAAATTGACTACAAATACAAAACTCGTGAACAACCAATATTTTTTGGAAAATTAAATTTTGAAGGGGGCATTAAATCTTGAAGTTTGAAGATCAACAATATTATAATTGTGAAATAACATTGTCCACCGGCGAAAAATATCGTGTTGGTGCAAATTGGATTCATAATAATCATTTGGATACGTGGAAAGGTTGGAGTTGTGAGGTAGGGTTTCGTCGTCTTGACATAGACAAAAATTTTGATGTGTGGTCTGGGCAATGTCGTAACGATTATTTAGGTAATTTAAAAACCAAATGGGTGCCATTAACTGCGCCTACTACTTGTAAACAACAACGATGTACAGGGTGTACTGACGATTTATTAATAGGTAAGCATGAAAAAATCCAGGGATTAACAGTAGGATGATAACTACTAGTCCATGGTATGGCTTTACGAAGACACTCAAATCTCTGAATTACCCGAAGATTGCGTTGGTTTTGTTTATTTAATTACAAACAAGCTAACCAACAGGAAGTATATTGGCAAAAAATTAGCAAAATTTAGTAAAACAACATATCGAGTAGTAAAACAAAAGAATGGCAACAAAAAACGCAAACGAATCAGAAGCAAAATAGATTCAGACTGGCAAACTTATTTCGGCAGTAACGATCAACTCAACAAAGACATTGCAGAGCTAGGCTCAGACAACTTCACAAGAGAAATATTATTTTATTGTACATCAAAGGCTGCTTGCAGTTACATAGAAGCTAGAGAACAATTTAATCATAGAGTATTAGAGTCAGACGACTACTATAACGGGCAGATAGTTTGCCGCATTCATGGTAGTCACATAAAAAACAAAATTTAAACTAGACAGGCAACAAAACACTCTGTTTGGTCGAGGTAGCTCGACTCGCAAGGAGGAACGGTGAAATACCCGGTCCGGAATGGCTTGCGTGTGGAAGGCAATTGCTAACTTAAGGCAACAAATGGTTTGGGCTCCGTTGAAAAAGATACGACCCATGCTTATAGGACTTGGATTTATTATTGGGTCACTAGGGTTCCGTTGATATGTGAAGCTAGAGTAAGGGGTACCGGTCAACCGCCTCTGCGTAGAAATACAATCTCTTTATAATAAATGACTGCTGTCACTCGGATAATGTGAAAAGAGTCAGTTCACCGTGCATACGGTGAATTGTGACCACATAATCTGGATAATGCGTAAGAAAAACAATCATGTCTGAGCTTTAGCGAAAGACATAGAACTTCGCTAAGAAGTTCTCAAAAGGTATCAGGATAGTCTCTCCAAAGTGCATGTTGAATATCTCCTGCAACAAACTGATTAAAACTGCGATGTTTGTCTTCGAGTTCTCCTTCTAATGGAGCAACACGACGGAACGCTTCGTCGATCTGTGCCATATCTTTAAATTCCATAATTATGAACCACTCAGGCATGTCCGCTACAGATCTAAAGCCCATCTTACATCTTGTTATTCTAAATGATATCATTTTGTCTTCATTAACAAGGTGCTGTAGAAAGTTCTTCATTCCGTTAACAAAGTCAATATCAGAAATATCGCCTTCTTTGTTTGCCCAAATTGTATACAAGTCTGCCATTATTTTTCCTTAAGTTTAAAAGTACATACATAATTATATGAAAATCCAGTTCGACCATAATTTTGGACACCAGGAGCAAGGTGAGTTCTTTCACTTTGGATGTGAGCTAGTTGATGTTGCTCTAGAAGAATATAATGCTGCACTTGATTTTGGATTCCTGCAAACCATAGAAAATAATGAAATACGTTGGTACCAGAGTCGTAGTACCCGTGTAAACACATCAGCAACCGACTATGAATTGTTAGACGATGCTAACTTAATTGCAGATCCAACTCCTGCGCAATTTACTGAAATGGATCACATTTATACATCTTATTGCTATTACAAAAAATTTAAAAAGTATTTTGAAGTAGGGCAACGACTAAGTCAGGATCGGTTTATGGGCTATTGGCAAGCGGACTCAATGGTAGCCTGGGCTAAACTTAGACACTACACCGAACAAGCAATTGAAACTTGTTTGTTTGTATGGGATTATAGTCGACCAGCAACTAGACTAGGAAGCCGTAGCCTAGAACACGAGATCGCTTGGGCCAAACAAGAGGGATATAATTATGTCTACCTTGGCCCTGGGTATGAACGAAGTAGTGTTTATAAAGCAGATATGCAAGGGTTTGAGTGGTGGGACGGACGAGAATGGATGCAGGATGTAGATCGGTATCGTTGGCTCTGTAAGCGCGATAGTAAGATTAAGCTGTCCTCGGATCTATACGGTGCTTAAACAGTTCTGTTAGGTATTCTTCTGGCCAAGAATCATAAAAGCCTGCCTTGGCAACAAGCTGGGCTTTTTTATTCAACTCACTAAGACTCTGAACCAATGCCATAGCATAGGTGCCATGGTTCAATGAAAGACCGTTGACAATTTCTGGATCGTCGGGGTGATCTTCTAAAACAATAATATCATTTTTTAGTAGATGTTGTAAGTTAGCCGCTTCTAAAATCATTGCAAACTGTTCGTGTGGCCACTCTTTAGGATCATAAACAATAGCAATTACACCGACATTCACTGGCCCTTCTTTTGCCAGTGCCACCAAATCTAAATACGGATCGGTGCCAATG